CACAGTTATAGCCACAGCAACTCCTTTAATGACAACAACTCCTACGACAGTTGAACAGGTTGCTACAGCAATTGCAGCAGAAGTTGCACAATCTGTAACAGCCTCTACTGCAGTTCAAGCAGCACAGACAGCGGTAACTGCAACTACAACAGCAGTAGCCACTGCAACTACGGCGGTAGCAGCAGTAACACCTGCACGGACAGAGGCTCAAACACAATTAACTCAAGCAAACGTAGCAATTAATAATGCTCAAGATGCAGTAAACGCTTTGGTTGCAACGATTGGAACAACACGAAATGTTTTAGCAAATACAGACGATGCTGGAGTCAGAATGATCCTTCCATTTAATTTACAAATGGGAGGCGTAACCTATTCAAATGTTTATGTTGGATCTAATGCAACAATTACATTTGGGGTAAATGAAGGACAAAACTATTATTCAACTCCTAATGCTCCTTCTATTTCTATAGCAGGTTATGACTGGACTACATGGAGTAATGGCTCTGGGGTTACATATTCAACAACTACAAATACACTGTCAGTTGCTTGGGATGTTAGACCATATCCTCAAATGACTGCAGATACACAAATGACACAAATTAGATTTAATGCTGATGTTAATCCAGCAGATGGAGCATGGGTAGCAGATGTAAGTGTAACTGGACCAATTCCAAATGGTACAAGATTTAATACAAGAGCAACAACAGGTGGAGCGGTAACAACAATTCAAGACACTAATTCTGGTCCTGGATTTAATGGAGTTATTGCACAGGGAGCACCATTTGTTCCAATCCCAGATCCAAATACAGCAACAGTACAAGCAGCAATTGATACAGCAAATGCACAAATTGCTACATTAAACTCAGCAATTACAACAGTTGTTTCAACAAATACAGCAAATACAAATACAGTAATTGCTCCTATTGCAACAGTTTCACAAAATACTGTGACCGCATTAGCAACAGCAAACACAACATTAACTGCAAAAGTAGCAGATCTTGCAATTGTTTCTACAGCAGTAGAAAAAGTAACTACTGCATCTGCAATAATTGCAGAGGCACAAACAGTAATTAATGCAATTCCAACACCACCTCCACCACCCGCTCCTGCACCTGAACCTGCACCAGATACATCAGTGCAAGATGCTGCAAACGCAGCAGCAGCACAAGCAGCACAGGAGGCAGCCATAGCAGCCCAAGTAGCAGCGGAGGCTGCATCACAAGCAGCAGCAGAAGCCCAAGCAGCCCAGGCTGCAGCAGAGGCTCAAGCACAAGCAGACGCTCAAGCAGCACAAGAGGCTGCTGAGGCACAGGCTGCAGCAGATGCACAAGCAGCGTTAGATGCACAGGCACAAGCAGACGCTCAAGCAGCACAAGAGGCTGCTGAGGCACAGGCTGCAGCAGATGCACAAGCAGCGTTAGATGCACAGGCACAAGCAGACGCTCAAGCAGCACAAGAGGCTGCTGAGGCACAAGCCCAACAGGATGCACAGGCACAAGCAGAGGCAGAGGCACAAGCAGAAGCAGATGCACAGGCAGAGGCAGATGCTGAGCAAGCAGCAATAGAAGCAGAACAAGCAGCATTAGATCAAGGTACAGAAGAAGCGGTAAACAATACTGTTGATGATGCCTTAGCAGATGGCAAACTAGACTTAACAGAAGTGGCAGATATTGCAGATGTTATGGCAGCAGATGGAGAAATTGATGCAAAAGAAACTAATCAATTAATTAATGCATTAGCAGCAGATGGCAAAATTTCAGTAGCAGACCAAGAGGCTGTGTTAGAAGCCCTTGCGTCAGATGGAGAAGTATCAAAAGAAGATGTTGCAGCAATTGTTGCACTGGCCAGTTCAGATGGTAAATTATCTGAAGCAGAAAAAGATATTGTTGCTGATGCATTAATTCAATCAGTTCCAGAAGGTGAAAACCTCACTAAAGAACAGGTAGCCGAGGCTGGAATTAAATTAGCAGACTTGCCACCACAGACACCAGTTGAGGTTCGTACATCTGAAAATGGTGAAGCAGTTGTTATTACAGCAGAAGTTGCTGTTCAAGTTGAGTTAGTTTCAGACCCAGCAGCATTTGCAGCAGAATTATTTAATGATCCAGGAGCAGCATTGGCAGCACTTGGAAGCATTGGAGCAGATATGACTCCAGGTGAAAGAGAAGAAGCAACAAAAATGGTTGTGGCAACAGTTGTAGCAACAGGCGCAGCATTGAATGCTGTTGGCGCTGCTGCAGGTACCATCGGAGGATCTACAGGAGGATCACGCTCAGGCGGAGGTAATTCTGGAGGATCAGGTGGAGGAGGAGCCTCTGGCGATTCCAAGGGAATAAGGAGAAGAAGACCATGATAAAGAAAATAATGCAAGACATGATAGACCAACTTTGGACACTTCTAGGTATGTTTATTGCCTGGGTAGTCCTTGATGGTTCTGCAAAGACGATAGTGGGGTATGCAATTATATGTACATTAATTGCGTGGGCAATCACATATCCGATTAGAAATAGAGATGATAAATAATGACAACTAAAAAAATAGTAGAACCCACAAAAAACGATCACCCACAGAAAGCATTAACAAATATACTTATGAGAATTTTGGCGGTATTTGCAGCATCAGGACTATCAGTCTTGGGAGCAGGAGCCGTAGTAGGAATTGAAACTGTACAGGCAGTCATGCTTGCAGGACTCTTAGGCGTAGCCACAGTTATTGAAAGACTGGCAAGGGCTTTTTTGGACGATGGAAGGCTATCATTAACAGAGATAAATGATGCCTTTAAGTCTGTAGACAAAAAGGCTAATTAGTCATTATTGACCTTGTTTGACAGCCCTTTCTAGAGGTGATATACTTATAATATAACCTCTCTGGAAAGGGCCTTTAACTGTGACCTGTATTGCCGTTGTAAAACATGAAGACAAGATTTATATGGCAGGTGATCGAGGTGCCTCAGATGATGGAACAATCCTAGCACTTGATGCACCAAAAGTTTGGAAGATAGGTCCCTATCTTATTGGATATGCAGGATCTATGGACGGAGAAAGAATCCGCTACAACTTTAAACCATCTGCCCCAATACTAAAAGATACTGACAAGCACATGCAAACAAAGTTTATTAAAGAACTAAAAGAATTTTATAATGAGTTTTGGGTTGACACATCCAAAGATGGCGACCTTGGTTTAATTATTGCAATTCGTGGCAACATCTATGAACATAGTTCTGCTGATATGTCTTTATCTAAATACACACTTCCATACCTTGCTATGGGCTCTGGAGCAGAGTATGCTTACGGGGTTTTATATGCAACAGATAAGCAAAAAAATGCAAGGAATAGAGTAATGCAAGCAGTAAATGCTGCTATCAAATTTAACCCATCTTGCATGGGTCCAGTTGACATTGTCAGTCTTTAGGAGTATACTTTTAATATGCATACAGAAGATGAGACAGAAGACGCAGAATTTGGTATCTGGCTTGAAAACGGTATTGAACGAGGATGGATTTCAGATCCATACTGTAATACGCATGATGGCGGATATGAATTTATGGATGAAGATGAGTTGCAAGAATGGGAAGAAGGCGGAGACCCTTGTTGCCATGTAGTAAGACTAATGATTTAAGGGAGACAAAATGTTTAGCGCTTTAATTAATGAAGAAAACATAAGCAAGTTTAAAAGCAATACGCCTTTTGTTATTCGTGCGTCCAACTTTCCAGATATATCTTGGCAAACAGTTCTTGAAATACTAAACTATGACATGCTAAATGGAAGACCAACTGGCAGCAAGATGTACAAAGACTACGGCTTTAGACTTATTGAAGCAACAAGAATTCCAGAAGTTAGACTTCTAGCAGATGCATTGTATTCTGTTTTTGCTAAGTCCCCTCACTTTGAAGATTTAAATGAAGAAGATCAGGCTCATCAGATTTACATTAGTCTTACAACACAGAGAGGTTCTTATGCTGATAAGCATCACGAGCCAGAGCATGTTATCTTTTGGCAGATACAGGGCAGCAGCACATGGACAATTTTTAAAAATGAAACAGAAGTTGACATTGTAGAAGTACTTAATCAAGGAGATATAATTTATTGCCCACCAAGTCGTTGGCATCAAGTTGCTGCAAACTCACCAAGATGCGGTATCTCTATGGGGTTTGGATCTTTAGCAGTATAATAGTTTTCACCGTGAAAATTATATTTAAAAATAGGAGTTGTATGAAAAAGTTTATTGCCTTTCTTTTGATGTTTACTTTCATAAGCCCATCTGCAAATGCAATAATGGGTGGCGAAGACGCAAGCGGTGATCCTAAAGTTGTTGCTCTTATTCACTGGAATGAAAGCCAAAGACAGGGCTGCTCTGGAGCACTCATTGAACCAAGAATTGTTTTAACTGCTGCACACTGCATGTCTCGTATGCCAAAGGATGGCGTATGGAGGCCTGCATATGATTCGTACCTTCCCGTCTCTGGTCCATTGTCAGATAAGACTCCAATGTGGGTTGCCTTGCCAGGAACAGATGTTTATTCAAGTGGAACAAAGACTGCAAAAGTAATAGCACAGTACGGACCAGAGTACTATGAGGATTCTTTTTATGATAAGGCTGGGTCAAATAGCCATGGATCTCTTTATGACTTTGCAGTTTTAGTTCTAGACCAACCATTGAGTTCTCAGACTTTTAGAATATCAACAATGGAGGAAACTCTAAAACTAATAGAGAATGGAACAGAAGCCTTAGCACTTGGCTATGGCTACTCTAACTATAATATGTATTCGAGCCCAACACCACAGAAAAGTAAAACCAATATTAGAAGTCAATTTATTTGGCAGGGTGCAGAAGAAAAAGGAATCTTACAAACTAAGCCCTACTATAAATTAGGAATGATTGTACAAACAAACTTTCCAGACAATGTTTACCATGGTGGGGGAGACTCAGGAAGTCCTCTTTGGGCAAATATTTCTGGAGAGTGGGTATATGTTGGTGCATTATCTTCATCACAAGGACCAACAGCAAACCTTCCAAGCACTGACAACATTTGGAAAGATAAGTTTTGGACCGACAATGCAGGGGGACAATACTATACTGCTTGGTCTTTTGAATTTTTAATAGAAGATGCAAAGAGATTTCTGCTTGATACTGAAAAGATTAAAGAAGAAAAGGTAACTATCCCTACAGTTATTCAAGAGCCAAAGCCACAGGTGGTTATAGAAGTACCAACAATAACAACAGTAATTGTGCAAAAAAAAATTACAATTCTTTGCACTAAAGGAAAGTTAAAAAAGAAAATAATATCTATTAATCCTAAATGTCCCACTGGATATAAGAAGAATAGTATTGGGGTGTAACTCAGATGGTAGAGTGCCGAACTGTTAATTCGGATGTCGCAGGATCGATACCTGCCACCCCAGCAAATTAGCATGGTGTATAATATATAAATGAGCAAAAACTATGACGATAAGACACATGCCTTTACAAAGGATGTAGAGTTTTTTCGTTCACCAGAATTAAGTCATAATATTGAACCAGCGTTTCAATTTTGGACAAAACCAAATACATCAGTTATAAGAAACTTAGAACATAACTGTATAGTTGATTATGAAACAACAAATAAAAATAGCAAAGACATTGTATACAAATTAAACAATTTTTGTCATATTTCTGAAGACTTTGTTTCACTAGATCCCAAAAAAACAAACATTCTTTTTGCTGGATGCTCTGTGACTGCTGGAGAGTATTTGCCAAAGGGGTATAGTTGGCCCCACCACCTTTACTCACATATGAAAAAAATTATTCCAGACATTGGACCGCAACAGATCTTGGCATTTCCTGGAGCAAATGCTTCAAAAATAATAGCAAACATATTTAAATATGTAAATTTATTTGGAAAGCCAGACTATATATTTTTAATGTTGCCAGATATGTTTAGACTTTACACTGCTTACGAAGATCACTTCAGCCCAGAAATAACTTATGCTGAAGGTGCCACAATAGATGACTTAATGTTTCCATTTCAAGGTATGTATGAATATCAAATGGCTTATAGGAATTTAGAAATTTTTTGTTCTTCTCTTGGTATAAAACTTTTTTCAACATCTTGGGAGAAGTGTGCAAATGCAGAAATGGAAAAATTAAATTTTAAAACTTATCGTAAGTTATCTTATTCATCTATGAAAAAAACTAGATTTAGTTCAGCAATAAAAGATATTTCAGAAGATAGGTATGAACATTTTAATAAAAAATACTATGTTTATGGCTCAGACAAACTTCACCCTGGCCTAATCTCTCACATCAATTTCGCTGATCATTTTATAGAAAGGTTAAAAAATGATATCTAAAATAAAGAAACTTATATTAATCTATAGGCTAAAAAGATTTAACAAAAAACCAAAGAAATATACCTACTAATGATCATACTTGGAATAAATGAAACATCACACGATGCCTCAGTTTCATTAATCGAAGATGGAAAAATATTATTTGCAGGGCATGCAGAAAGATATAGTAAGCAAAAAAATGATTGGTATGTGAATGATAATTTAATAAAAGATGCTTTGCAGTATGGCAGACCAGATCATATAGCCTACTACGAGAAACCCCTTCTAAAGGCCTCCAGGCTGGCATTAAGGGGTGGTCTAGGTGACTGGAAACCAAGGTTTAATATTGACGGCATACCAAGAAAATCTTTTAGTCACCACTACTCCCACGCAGCAGCAGGATACTATACAAGTGCATTTAATGATGCTGCCATTGTTGTTCTTGATGCGATAGGTGAATACAATACCTCAACAATTTGGGTTGGTGAGGGCGATAAGATTAAACTTAAGTATAAGCAAAACTATCCTGTTAGTTTCGGTTTGTTTTATTCTGCTTTTACACAACTAATTGGATTAATGCCAAACCAAGAAGAATATATTATGATGGGTATGGCTGCATATGGAGACTGGCAAAAATATTATAAAAAAGTAGATGATTATTTTCCAAGTTATGATAAACAAAAATATAATTTTCATAAAGGAATTATTGATTGGGGATGGGTTTCAGAACAAGATAAATTTGATATAGCAGCAGCAGTTCAAGTGGTATACGAGCAAAGGCTAAATCAATTTATGCGTATGGCAAAATCCTTGACTGGTAAAAATAATTTAGTATTTATGGGTGGATGTGCACTTAACTCATCAGCAAATACATTGCTGTGGAAAATATTTGATATGATTTGGATTATGCCAAACCCTGGAGATGCTGGGAGTTCTCTGGGCGCTGCTGCTGCACTCTATGGCAAACATGTTGAATGGAAAGATCCATACCTTGGTTATGATTTAGGTGGAAAATACCCTATTCAGAAAATTGTTGACGGTATATTAAAAGATGGAATAGTAGCAGTAGCAACAGGTAGAGCAGAATACGGTCCAAGAGCATTGGGAAACAGAAGCATCCTTGCAGATCCAAGAGATCCAAACATTAAAGACAAAGTTAATTTAATTAAACAGAGAGAACTGTTCAGACCTTTTGCACCAGTAGTACTTGCTGATCACGCACACAAATGGTTTGATATGGATTTTGAAAGCCCATATATGCAATACACGGTTAAGTGTCTTCAACCCGATAAGATTCCTTCTGTAGTCCACAGAGATGGAACCTCAAGAGTTCAAACAGTAACAAGAGAGCAACATCCAGGTTTATACCGTGCAATAAATAAGTTCTATTTACAAACAGGCGTTCCCGTATTGCTAAATACAAGTTTAAATATTAAAGGCCAGCCATTACTAAATGATGAAAATGATATTGTTTTATGGGAACAGACATACGGAACAAAGATAATTAGATGATCAAAGATATTAAAAACAATATGATTGGGTCAGATTTTTGGCTTAACTCAGAAGAACTTTCTTTTCCTGAAATTACAAGAGAGTCTAGAATTCCAGATCGCTGGAGAAGATTCGACATGATAGATGATAGGTATAAAGTTCTTTTACTTAAGCCAATTAACACCTATGTTTCTGAACTTTATCCAAGACCTGAGATAGTCTTCATGGATAAGATTAGCGGAAGGGTCACACTAAGACAAAAAACTCATGCAGAAATTTGGGTAAGTCCTTCAGAAGAAAATCTTTATGCGCTAGACAAGACATGGCAAAGACAGTTCTACCCATCTAGCAACAAATACACAAGAGATGATTGTTTTATTGCAACATATAAATTTTATGTTCCATGGGTTATAGATTCTGATATTAAAGCAACAGTTTCTTCTGTAGATAATAGTCCATTTAGCGTAGAAAACCAAGAGATTAACTTTAATAGTTTAGATGGACTTACTTTGGTAGATACAAACTTTGTAGATTTTAAGATAAAAATTGAGGGTAGTCATATGGTTAATTCTAAATATGGTATCATTGATATAGGTACGCCAATGTATGATTTTACTTTTATTTTAAATTACAAACAAATGGAAAGGCTAGTTGCTCAATATGGATAATGAAAAAGAAATAATCTTTATAACCTCTTTAAGTGAAGAGCACACCCTTGAGCCTGAGCCAGCGTATAAAAAAATTCCACAATGGTATAGAGATCTTGCAAAGCACTACATGTCAAACGATTTGGCTGACCTTGATCCAATCAATGACCGTGGGGGTGATGGGTCTAATGTTTCTACCAAACTTTGCCTCCCGTTTCAAGATGCCATGTCTCTTGGATACATGTATTGCTTAGAAGACGATTTGTTAGTAGAGTTAGATGTTGATGGAAAGCCAAAACTTTCTTGGAATACTCCAGTAATGATGGTAGACAAGAGGCCAAATGTTGATCTTGCTATTCCAGACGATGTTCACCCAGTACATTTTGGAATTAAGATGCAGTGGTTCTACGAAACACCAGAAGATTATTCTTTGCTTTTTACCATGCCAATCAATAGACCAGACCTACCATTCTGGACTCCATCTGGAATAGTAGACTCAGACATCTGGGGCTTGCCAGCATTCCTTCCATTATTTATTAAGAGAAATTTTGAGGGAATAATTCCAAAAGGAACTCCAATTGCACAGATGATTCCTATTAAGAGAGAACCTTGGAACCTTGTCATAGACAGGTCTCAGGAGTCAGTGGAGAAACACGAACTTAGGTCTGAGAATAGAAGGTCTCATATTACGGCACACTATAGAAAATTTGCATGGCGCAAAAAGCAGTACACCAAAAGCAATATGTAGTATAATTAATTACCTACCAAAAGGAGAAAAAGTGATTGAACAAAATTCACATGAGGTGTCATCTAAACCCCATAAGTTTTTTGAAAGATATCTAGACAATGATCTAGAAAAACTTTCTAGTTTTTTAGAAGAAAAATATAAACTAATCCAAGAAGCAGAACTTCGTGGCATTGATAAATTGGGCGATGGAGAAATTTGGGTTGAATCTGGAAGTCTTTCTACTGTAAAGTGGAGAGAGTACAATGTCTTTCAGTTCTCAAGCCCAGAGATTTATAATATTTTTAAAGCAATATCCTCAGCAACTCGTGAGGCATGTGAGTATTATGGTATAGACTTTGATGCTCAAAAGTATATGGTACAGGGATGGTTTAATATTAACAATTCAGAAGTTGGAAAGTTAAACTGGCATGACCATGGTGGTCCTTTTGCTCCACACTTCCACGGATACTACTGTATTAATGCAGAGCCTTCAATCACTCACTATAGAATTAACGATGGGTCAGGAAGAATTGTTGACAATGTTAACAAAAACAACAGAATGATTATTTCTGAAATGGGTCACCCACATGCTATGGGAGATTGGGAATGGTCTGGGTCACGAATCACTTTGGCTTATGACATTGAACCGCTAGATGCACTTATCAATAATGATTTAACAATTGAACAGCACTGGATTCCACTACTTTAATGAAAACTATATTTGTACATTTTTGGGGATACAAAAGCAAAGAATTGCCAGAGGCAGTCAATGCTCTTATATCAAACCAAAGTGGTCAAAACAAAGTTATTGTTTCCGTATACGATCAGGTAAATGTTTCTAGAAAAGAAAAGTTTAACTCTGATTTTTATGAGCATGTCAAATGGGACAGGATAAACTCAAGTTACACCTTTTTAAATGATTCTGTAAATTCTGCAGATACAGACTTTTTTATGTATGTAGATGGGGCAATTTATTTTCAACCAGGATGGGATCTTGAGTTGGTAATGGGTCATGGTGGCAGAGATGTTATTATTTCTGGCAGTGCTGGAATACATTTTCAAAAAGAGTCAAATTTTTATCCACCATATAAAAGTTTTGAGTCATCAACTGCTACGATAACAAACTGGATAAGCCATGATTTTATATTCATGGATACACAGTTATTCAGAAAGTTTCCAGATATTTCTATGCTAAAGTACATAGGGCTAGAAGACATATTTTCTTTGTACGCAGCAGAGTTAGATATAAGGGTTCAATCAATACCTTCAGCATGGTGCAAAAGAATAGATGGCGGAATATTTAGCGCAGACTATATCCCTTTTTCTATAAAGCACAACTACGATAAGGTTATAGATATATACAAACAAAAGAACAATGAGTTCTTTGATGGCAGGTATTGTGTGGAAAGGCTGTCTTCCCTAGTAGGGTTTGACTTTTCTACCCTAAACTATCTTCCATATGCACATAATGATATTGTTTATGATCCAGACATGGAGATAGACAACATCTCTGCCGAAAGATTTTCACAAAATATAAGAAGTATAGGATAGTGGTATAATTGTTATGGAGGAAAAATATGAATAGACCAATGATTGTAGAAAACTTTATATCTCAAGAGGATGCAGATATTCTTATTCAAGAAATGCAGTCCCCGTCTGAAGTAAACCCATATCCAGAATACTATAAGACAAGGTTCGGTGGTACAGGATATCCCTATAACCGCAGGGTACTGGACATTCAAAAAAAGTATGCACTAAAATCCAACAAGATACTGCAAGACCTGAATCCAAACGAGACAAAAGAAATAAAAACATTTAAATGTTTTGGATCAACATGGAATCCTGGTGGTTATGGTTTAGCGCATATTGATGATCAAGATCCAGAAGCATTTATTGAATACAGTACTGTAATTTATTTGAATGATGATTTTGAAGGTGGCAAATTGTACTTCCCTAAATTTGGTTTTACTTATGTTCCTCAAAAACTGGCTGGAGTATTTTTTATAAGTGATGGAGAAAAGTGGAGACACGGAATAACATCAGTGGAAAGTGGTTCGAGGTCGACACTACTTTATATGCACACCACGCAACACGAGCATGTTGACCCAGACTTGGATTAAATATGACAATTAATTTTAGAAATACTACTTTTGCGATGTTAGAAAACCATCCAGATGAGAGTATGATTCAGTGGACACACTGCTCAAGAGATCATTACTTAAAGTTTGAAGAGATGTTTAGAAAAAATGTTCTGTTCTTTGATCCATTTCTTGTTGATACTTTTTTTGAAAAATCAGATTTTGAAGAACTTAAAGGTATCCTAGAGTCAAAAGATGTAAAGGATATTGCCTATACAAAGCAGATGAATAAGTGGGAAGATGCAATAACAATTCCTCAACACTTCTTTGATAAGGCCATAAAAAGAACGCAAGATTTGCTGGGAACAAAAGATGTGGAGTTAGGGTATTACCTATATGCACATCATCAAATAACAGAAGAAGGTCGCAAACCATTCTTACAGGTTCACCTAGATTGGTCTCCAGGATGCTATATGGTTGACCTTCATATAGGTGGTAACCGTGACTGGGGATTTGTTGCACATGACAAAGAGTTTATAACAAAGCCTAATGATGCAATTGTTGTTCAGCCAGAAATGGACTTTCACTATAGACCAGACTGGAATTCTGATGATCCAAAAGAAAATTATAAGGCTTTGTTCTTTCACCTAATTCGCAAAGATCACTGGAAAAATCTTTATGGTGATAAATTTATAACAGATGCAGACTTTCTTGCTTTTCAGCGTCAAAGATTGGCTATCTGGCAAGAACTTTATGTAAAACATGTACAAAGTATTCCTGGGTTGCCATCACCAATTTTTGGGGATGACTCAAAGTTAACTGAGGATGATAAGAGATTGTTCAATGTAGAGAAAAAGGTGGTAATGTAATGTTTAAATATGAAAAACTTGGAGATGGTCTTGTATATTATAGAAACATAATTGAAGATCCATACAAGATTATAGAAGACATTGAGTCTCTCAATGACCGTGTCGTTAAAGACATTGCAGATGGAGTTAAAGACGCAGAGCATGGAGTAGCAAAGCCATGGCATAACTGGGACCATGCTCACGGAGACATGACCTTACATTTCTGCAAACAAAGATGGCTACCAAGAAGTGCTGATATGAGAAAAGAAGGCATGTATTATGATGAATACTCATCCATATCGGACAGACTTTTTAGCGCACTAGACTCTAGTTTTAATCATTACTCAAAAGAAGTTTATCCATATGCTGCTAGAAGTATCAAAGGTACAGAAGATAACATGAGTATTCTAAAATATGAGACTGCTGGATATCTTCCAGCGCACACAGATCATGGAAGCAGCAGCAGAACTCTTTCTGTTGTAATGTATTTAAATGACGACTATGTTGGTGGAGAAATTACTTTCCCACATGTTGGTAATGGAATAACAATTAAACCAGAAGCAGGAAGCGCAATATTCTTCCCTTCAATGTTTGTTTATGTTCATGAGGTTGCTGCTGTAACAAGCGGAACTAGATACGCTTTGCCAAATTGGTATCACAACATGAATGACAAAATATACACAGATGGGACAGAGTAATGAATAAAGAAGAAGAAGAAGAACTAAGAACAGAAATTAACTTTATGTATAGCCTATATGAAGAACTATGTGTTGCATACAAGAAACTTTCAAAAGAAATGGCAAATAAAAAACTTACAGAGGTAAATGACATGAGTCATATGACCTTTAAAAATGAAAAGGAGATAATGTAATGAAAGAAGCAATATCAGGAGGATCCGTTAAATCAGAAAAGGGATCTCTAAAGTCAATCATTGAGGTTGCAAAAAAAGAAGTTGGGACTATCGAAGGTCCAAAAGACAATGAAACAAAGTATGGTGCGTGGACAGGTGCAAACTTCCTTCCTTGGTGTCAATCATTTGTTTCTTGGTGTGCATTCACATCAGGTCTAGATGCAAAGAAGTATCCAAAAAGTGCAGCAACAATTGCAGCATCAGATTGGTTTAAGAAAAATAATCGTTGGGCAGATGCCCGTAACGATGATCCAACTCCAGGAGATTGGATTTATTTTGATTTTCCAGATGATGGTGTAAATCGTATTTCACATGTGGGTCTTTGTATTAAAAATAATGGAGATGGAACAATACAAGTTATTGAAGGAAACACATCAGGAACCGCAAAAGGAGATCAACGCAACGGCGGAATGTGCGTAGAAAAAACTCGTGCTTATGTAAAAGATAATAAAAAGAAGTTAATTAATGCAGTTGTTGGTTGGGGTCGTCCAGTTTATGCTGGCGAAGAAGATATTCCTTTGCTTTCTAAAGTTGGTTCTAGTGATGCACCAATTAAATCATCTGGTGGTGGAAAGGGAATGGTTGCTCTATAATGGAATCAACAAGAAGAACACTTCTTAAGACAGCAAGTTGGGAAACATTTCACCTTGTTGGTGTTGCTGGATTAATTTATTTGTTTACTGGTGAGTGGGAGTATGCTAGTTTAGGTGCTCTTATTTACATTGGTTGGGAAGCGCTTGGATATTTCTTACATGAAAGAGTCTGGGCTAAGTTTGGAAACAAGGTAAAGTAATGAGAATTAAACTTATTAAACTATTTGTTTCTCTTTTAGGATATAGACTAGAAGATACAAAAATTAACCTACCAATTTGGCAACTTAAAAAGAAAAAGTAAATATTATGCCAGCGTATGAGTATGATTGTATGGTTTGTGCTGTGAGATATTTAAAAACTCGTAGTATTTCTGAAAAAGATCCAGGGTATAAATGTGAGACTTGCAATAAGCCTCTAGTTCGTGTATACTCTAATATAGGAGCCGTTTTTAATGGCTCTGGATTTTATTCAACTGACAACAGAAAGCGGTAGTATAATGTTTACAATGATTAAAGATGAAGTTAAGCAGGAATGGCAACTATCTCCACATGATCGTTGCGATAGGTGCAATGCTGAGGCTTTAGTAAAAGTCACTGGTATCAGTGGGGACCTTCTATTTTGTGGTCACCACTACAATAAGGTTATGGCTATTCCAGATGGATATAATAGCATGATGTCTTTCATGATTAGCATTGTTGATGAACGAGAAAAATTAGTTAAGGATTAAAAATGATTATTCAGATTATTGGTCTACCTGGTTCTGGCAAAACAGAATTATCAAAGGCCCTAAAAGAGCGTATTAATGCTATTCATCTAAATGCAGATGATGTTCGTGCAACCGTAAATTCAGATTTAGGGTTTAGTCCTGAAGACAGGATTGAGCAAGCACGACGCATGGGTGACATGGCAAGACTTATTGCTAAGCAGGGTGTAGCACCAGTAATTGTAGATTTTGTATGTCCAACAGATTTAACTCGTGCTGCTTTTGGCAAGCCAGACATTTTGGTATTCATGAACACGATTGAAGAAGGAAGATTTGAAGACACCAACAAGATGTTTGAAATGCCAACAAACTATGACATTGCTTTTATAAGCCATGAATGGGATGCAAATGAAAAGGCATCGGTAATCATTAATCAGTTTAACCTACATGACTGGTCTGCACCTACAACTCTTATGCTGGGTAGGTACCAGCCATGGCACGAGGGGCACCACGCCCTTTACAAGGAGGCTGGTAAGAGAACTGACCAAGTGCTTCTTGGAGTCCGCAATACCTACAACACAAGCGAAAAGGATCCTCTTAAATTTGATCAGGTTAAAGAGTATATTTCCAGAGATAAATTCATGGATGATGCATTAGTACTAAGACTACCTAACATTACTAACATTGTTTACGGTAGAGATGTAGGATACAAAATTGAACAAGTAGATTTGGGGGCAGACATTCATGCTATTAGCGCTACTCAAAAACGTAAAGAACTGGGTATATGAGGCTGCCAATGCCATGGCCGATAATGAAATAAAAATGTATGAGCACTGGTTTAAAAAAAGGGAAGATAATGAACGTAACTAAACAAAGATCAGCACTAAAATCAATTACTTGGCGTGTTATAGGTACGGCAGATACTTTTGTCTTGTCATATTTTATAACACATAAGGCAATTACTGCTGCATCAATTGCAGGGTTTGAAGTACTAACAAAAACAATCCTTTATTACTTCCATGAGCGTGGTTGGAATAAAGTTAAATGGGGGAGAGAATAATGTATGAATACTATGTAAGAAAAGTAGAGAATGTCGTAGATGGAGATACCATTGATGTTCTTATTGATTTAGGGTTTGATATTTTGTTTCAATCCCGTGTAAGACTGGCTGGTATTGATACCCCTGAGTCTCGTACAAAGGATCTTGCTGAGAAGGCTCTTGGTCTTGAAGCCAAGGAATACTTGAAGAAGTCTCTAAAGGATGCCAAGTCTGTTGTAATTAAGACTGAGAAGATGGACTCATCTGAGAAGTATGGTCGCATTTTAGGCTGGGTATATGTAGATGGCAACACAGTATCTCTTAATGACATGATGATCAATGATGGTTATGCATGGGGCTATCTTGGAGATACCAAGGTTAAAGATTTTGGAGCGCTTGCTAAGGCTAGAAAGAAGTCAGGAAAGTGAAACATGTACTATACTTTACCGCAGACTGGTGCAACCCTTGCAAAAAGGTAAAACCAGTTGTAGATGAGATTAACCGTGAATACTCTGACGCTAAATTTATTACAATTGATGCTGATACAGAATTAGAGTTAGTCGAGAAGTTTGGGATAAAGTCTGTTCCTACCTTTATACTAGTTGATGATGGAAAAGAAGTATCCAGGACAACTGGTGCAAAAACAAAAGAAGAACTACTAAGTTTAATAACTGGAGAATAAAATGAATCCAAGAACAAGTGCAATGGTTGAGCACCTAGTAGATCAAGGTGCAATCATGATACATAGTATTGATGAAGACGGGCAAATGCTTTATAAGATAACTGATAAACTAAGAGAAGTTAATCCAGATATATATAAAAAGTTAGTTAATCAATATAATGATCACATGTTTAGACTAATAGATAAGGGTCCGATGACCATGGTTTGGAAACTAAATGGATGAAGAAAGCATATTCGAAGATTTAATTTTGAGTGGGGCCTTAGAGGTTGCTGGCGTTGACATTGATACTGGTGAAATGCTTTACAACTTTACAGAAAAATTAAAAGATATTAATCCTAAACTTCATAACGAATTCTCTACATATTTTTCAACAGAAATATCTGGACTTTGGGAAAATGGATTTATTGAGATGGACATTACAGAAAAAAATCCTATGGTTTCCTTAACAAAAAAAGCATTAAATGAAAAAGAAGTAGAGAAACTAGATAAACAGAAACAGTACACCCTAAAAGAAATTATTAGGGTTATCATGAACAACAGGAGATAACTGTGGACTTTATTGCTGGAGCGGTGACAATAACCATAATACTTTATCTTGCAATGAAGTATTTTGAAAAACTTTATGACATTTCAGAAGAGCCTAAAAGATACAATTTTACACAAAGTTCTTTACACGAAATGATAAAACCACTGCTTCCACAAAATATTTTTAAGGTAGAAAATAAAAAAACACAGTCATATGAGTACGAGAAAAGAACTAATGTTCGTGTTATTATTTTAGACGGCATGGCTTACTGGATCAAAGACAACCAGTTTTATGAATCAGAGATAAACGAGCAGGGGATAGACAAAGAACGCTCAAGAGTAGTTGACACAATAGGTATGGATAAGGTACAATTAGATAAGATGCTGTTCATAATGGACAAGTTGAGAGAGGGGCTATCAAATGATAGTGGGGATTCAGGGGAATAGCGAGTTTAAGGACTACACAGTTCTTCTTCGTGGTATGGCCGTGGCTATGTCTATGATCAATCCAAAAGACTCAAACTTTGATATCTATTCTGCAGGACCAGGAAATGTAAATGATATGGTATCTGAGTTTGTAAACTTGTCAGAGCGTGGGTTAAAGTCTCGTGGTAAAAAGATAAAAGTATACAAGGTTGCACCATCATGGATCAGTGACAATATTAATGATTTTAATTATATTGCATACTTTGCATCTGGAAATGAGCAAACCTCTAAACTGGTTGATGTAGCAAAAACAAACAATGTCGAAGTCGGAATTTTTAAATACTAAGGAGATATAAGATGATTGTAAAAACATTAGAAAAAATGGAAAAGATTGTTGCTTTAAACAAAGAATTAAGTTGGTCTGGTTGGACTGTTCTACACTCATTTAAGTCTGATTTAGCACAAACATCTAAGCATGGTGTTCGTATTAATAATTCTTGGTATTTGCAAAAGCAGTTTGCTCCAACACGAGATGGTTGGAATATCCCAGATAGGTTTGTTAGATAAGACATGAAGCATGACTGGAAAGATGATGCTGCTTGCCTAGAGTATGACACTAATCTGTTCTTTGATAAGTACGAAGAAGATGAGTTACTCAGGCCTGCAATTGACAAACTATGTTCTGAATGTCCAGTCTCCAAAATCTGTTTTGCTGTTGGTGTCTCGCAAAAAGAGTGGGGTATATGGGGTGGAATATATTTAGAAGGTGGAGAATTGTCTAAGGAATTTAGCAAACATAAGACAAGAAATGATTGGGCAAATACATGGAAGTATTTGACTATGGAGAACTAAATGTATACAGATCAAAACAGAAGAGCATTCAGATCAGTATCACACTTTGCTCCCAGTAACTTTAAACTAGACATCATTGACAATGATAACTTTTTAACACTTAGGGCAAGTGAGAAAGACTTTATGTCTCTTAATGGGGAAGATAAGGTTCGTGCAGTTGAGTATATGATTAGAGCAAAAAAGGCTTTAGAGGATACTGGAGCAATTGTTTTGTTAGTTAGAGAGGGTGGATCAGATGATAATTATAGATGATGACTTCTTAATCCCTGAAGTTAGAGATCAAATAGAAAAAGAAGTTTTTGCAATGCCATTTTATTTTAATCCAAAAACTGGATCGGTAAAAGACAATGTGTCTGGTATTGATGGAGACTTTTTAGACTTTCCAATGTTTGTTAGCGGACGCAACAGTGCAAATGTTCCAGAGCCGATTGTTGATGTTGGTAGATATATCCTAGATCAATTTACCAAAAAACACAATGTGGTTGTTTCTGGTGTTGATAGAATAAAATCAAATATGTCTTTTAGAAGTAATAGAAAAGTTCCAGCAATTCCACATGTTGACACACATCATAACTATAATGTTTTGTTATACTATGTTTTTGATAGTGATGGGGACACAATACTTTATGATAAGTTTGGTAGTTTAGATAAGGTAACTGAAGAAAAAGATTTAAAAATTGTCAACTCTGTAAGCCCATTAAAGGGTCGTGCAGTTATGTTTGAATCTAATAGGTTTCACTGCTGGGTTCCACCAATAGAATCTGATGCCAGATGTGTTATTAATATAAACTTTAGAATTGAGGAGTAATGCTTACAATATTTTTATCTTTAATCATTGTGTTTTTTGTTTTGCTATCTGCAGTTCTAGGAGCAAGACTAATAACCTTGAGAAACGATCTAGAAGAGTTTTCTCTTAGGGCTGCTCTTTTAGAGCAGGGTGTAAAGAAAGCCTTAAATAATGAGATAAAGCCAATAGAGAATACAGAAGGATTTGTTAAGTTTATCTCTGAATCTAGAGAGTGGGCCTTTGACTACATAGATGATGTACAGGTTGCTATTCAAGAGTTTAAAGAGGCTGCAGGGCCCGAAATAGAGTACTTCAAGGAGTTTGGCGTCGTGATGGATCTGCCAACAGATGGATTAATCAAAAGAATAACCAGTGCATATGATAAACTTATACTAATGTTACCAGAGGAAGAAAAATGAGAGATGTTCTTTTATCAACACTAACAGGTTTTGGATGTGGCGTCGTGTTTGCTGCATTCAAATTGCCAGTACCAGCACCACCAGTTTTTGCGGGAGTCGCAGGAATTATTGGTCTATGGATTGGCTTTACAATACTAACACGAGTTATATCCTAGGAGGAATAAACATGAATAAACAAATTAAAGCAGCACTAGCGTCATACGGAAGATCAGTACTTGGAGCAGCAACAGCAATGTATGCATCTGGAGTAACAGATCTAAAGACACTAGCATACTCACTACTCGGAGCGCTAATCCCCGTAGCATTGAGAGCAGCCAACCCTAACGACAAGGCGTTTGGAAAGATGCCTTCAGTAGATGAGGTTGATGTAGCACTTAAGACTGCTAAGGTAGTCAAGAAGGCTGTAAAGAAGGCTCCTGCTAAAAAGGCAGCAGCACGAAAAGTCCCAAGAGGCGCAGCAACACCTGAGTAATCAGTTAGATATAGTTAAGGGGGTCAATTCTTTGGCCCTCTTTTCTATTTCTAAATATTGATCCATAAGAATTTTAAACTCTGGAAGTTCTTTAAATATATTAAAAACTTTATTTTTTATTTCTGGATACTTTTCTTCTCTAGGCAAATGATAGTTTCTATAAAAATCTTCTGAGTCTTTATATATAGAACTATCCATTATTAAAAGGTCTTCTTTTATTTTTTCTATATCTATACTGTTCTTATATTCTATTCCAACAGACTTTAATATTTTTTTAACTATAGGGTCTATATTGCTAACAATGTCATCAAATAGTATTACTGTAGCATATCCATACCTTATTTGATTTCTTAGGTATTGGTTGTATTCTGAGCAAACATTCAGTATGCTATCTTTAATATCTTTATCACTTAAAGTTTTAATATGATCAATAGAATTATGAAACATAAATAAACTGGGGATAATTTGTTCTGGATTTCTAAAAATTACAAAATGAACAGTCTCTTTATCTGGATCGTCTAATTTTAGCAAGGCAGCGTTATGTGTATGGTTATGCAAATGATAGTTAGACTTAAAGGAACTAGGATCTTCTTCGTTTAGATAGATTGCCTCAGCAACACAAAGAGCAAGGTATGTATTTCCACATCTAAACGGACCATTTAAAAGCAAGTCTTTTGTCTTCATATTTTAAGTATATCATATTGTGGTATAATTAATTATTCCGTCATGATACATGCAGTTGCTTTTAGCAACCCTATTGCTGAGTACGGATAAGCCCAAGATCGCAACTTGGGGGACCTGAGCAGGTCTATAAACTGCTCATTTTATATGCTATAATATTAATACCTGCCCAAATGGGGGGTAAATTAACTTATTCGCTTGAAAGGGGAATAACATGGTAAAAACAGCACTGGATCTTTTCAATGATCCATTTTTCAATACCTTCTCAAATTTTCAGAAGGTAACAACAACAACAAACTATCCACCTTACAACCAGATTAAACTAAATGATAAAGAATATATTCTTTCATTTGCTTTGGCTGGATTCTCTAAGGATGATGTCTCAGTATCGCTAGACAATCGCAAACTTACAATCAAGGGCGAGAAGCAGGATGCTGAGTTACCAGAGGGTGCGGAGTATCTACATAAGGGCATTGCTGCTCGCAAGTTTACTGATATCTTCACTCTTCCTGAGTTTGTTGAGGTAGTTGGGGCTGAATTTAAGGATGGTATCTTAGATATCAGACTTGAAAAGCAGATCCCAGAAGACAAACTGCCAAAAACAATAGCAATTAAGTAGTACAATATAACAGTCCCCACACAGGACCTTAGTGATGGATTAGTTACCCATTGGATAGAGACCGTGGCGCAAGTCAGGTGAATTGCCTGTGTGGGGCATTAATATTGCAGGGTATAATAGAAACAATGACTGACAAAGAGTTAGACCATTATAATAAGCAGCAGTATAAGAAGATGCTTGCTAAGATAAAAGAGGATTCTGGCTGTGTAGACTGTGGAATCAATAATCATATTATATTAGATTTTGACCACATAAGAGACAAGAAGTACAATGTTTCAAGGATGATCCATGATGGTTTTTCATGGAAGTCTATTAAGAAAGAGATCGAAAAGTGTGAAGTAGTTTGTGCCAACTGCCATAGGATCAGGACTTATAACAGACTAAACGACATGGTATAATTATTATATGTTAAAAGAAGGCGACTTTGTCATGGGATCAACCTCTGAGGGGGTTGTACATGGTGTTATAGAGCACATCATGACTGAGGGTGGGATACTTGGCACTCCTGGATCAGAGTATGCCTTGGTTTCAATGCCACCAGAAAATCCAGCAATGTCAGTTAGAATACACAAAGAAGAAAACGGTACATGGAAGCCAACAGCATACAGTATTGGCATGATGTACAAGGATGCTGAAAAAGCAGATATGGATAATCACACAATGGATTCAGAAACAGCAATGGCAATGTATGACTCATCAATTGGAAAATCAATTAGCAAAGCATACGAAGGTTGCGGATGCCCTATGTGCAAAGAATTAAATGTAACATGCGAAGAGTGTCCTCAGTGTCAGGCTGGAGAAATGAAATCAGATTGCTGTGGTAATGTAAGTAAGCAAGCACCTTGTTGGGATGGATATGTTCAAAGAGGAATGAAGCCAGGAGACAATGGTAAGCCAGTTCCTAATTGTGTACCTGCTGCAAAAGCAGAGTCAATACTGTTTGCAGCAAAAGATTACACAAAACAAACTAGAGTAGATAGGTTATTTAGATAATGCCAAAGAAAAAAGCAACAGCATTTAATCCAATGCAAATTAAAGATGGATGGATAGTAAGACTATACAAAGATGGTCGTATTAAGTCTAAGATTGAACCATACCAACCAAAACAACCTAAAAAGTAAAGTACCCCTGGCAGGAATCGAACCTGCGACAAACGGATTAGAAGTCCGCTACTCTTCCGCTGAGTTACAGAGGTTTGGTATCTCCAACGGGATTCGAACCCGTGTTATTGCCGTGAAAGGGCGATGTCCTAGGCCACTAGACGATGGAGACATAGTACACCAGATAGGACTTGAACCTATGATAACCGAATTATGAGTTCGGGGCCTTAACCAACTTGGCTACTGGTGCTAGAAGTTATTTAATTAGTAACGCTAACATGACACCAACAAGAAAAGAAAACAATCCAATAGACCAGTAGTATGTTGTTTGAAGGTAATCTTTTATAATTGCCTTTTTTACTTCTGGTGGTAATTGTTCAACAATTTCTTTGGTCATTAGTTTCATTCTTGATCTACTCCCTTAGTCATAATAAAATAACAGGCAAGATAGCCAGCAATAAAGGCTGGAATTAAAAGCAGTAAGTTCATCATATTATAAGTATACACCACATAGCCCATATTGTAAAGTCAGCCATCATGCTATAATGGATATGTGTATGATATAAACTCAAAAGAATTCTTTGGTGGCACCTTTCTTTCTTATAATATAGACCCGTCAGATGAGAGTTTAATCTATTACAATAAAGAAATAATGCTAACCTATGCCGAAGAAAGAGATTTTAAGATCAAGCCAGATGAAGGTTTGACATATTCTTTAAATAATTATGGACATAGATCAGAAGATTTTAATAAACTAGATAAAGATAACTATAATATTTTATTTTCTGGATGTTCAACAACATTTGGAGATGGGCTGCCAGAACAGTTTAGATGGTCAAAACTTATGTATGATGAAATTATCATTGATAACAAAGGACCCTTTCAATGTCTGTCATTTTTAGGTGGTGGTGCCGATAAGATTGTTGGAAACATTCTGAAGTATTGTAATAAATTTGGAAACCCAGATACGATCTTTGTACTGTTTAATGACTTTACAAGACACGTAACTTACGACGAAGATGGTAATAAGTTTTTAAGTAAAATTAATTTAAAGTATTCTAAAGACAAAGCAGAAATATTAGAAGGCTCAAACCCCTACAATCTTTTTATTCAAACACAAAACTACATGAGAATTTTAGAAATTTATTGTAATTCAAATAATATAAAACTATTTACTTCTTGCATAGACTCTAGCACATCTCTTGCTCTTTCTGGAATAGACTTAACAAACTTTAAAGAGTTAAACCTGTCAGATCTAATAAATAAAAATATTAATGATATTGATTTTCCAACAAAAGAAACGGTACCAACAGAGTACCATAAATATTTAATTAGGGCTAGAGATGGTCATCATGACGGAATAATAAACAATTTTTTAATAAAAGATTTTTTTATAAAACAAATGAAAGGGGTAAGCAATGAATCAATGTGAACACGATAATAAGAAGCCTTATGTCTACGGATATATGACTAGTGATTTTATTAAAGAGAGTTGGGATAGACACTCTTATTACGGTGGAATGCATCACTCTGACGGTCTTCCAACATTCTTTTGTCCAGACTGTTTAGAAGATTTGTTCGAATAGTTACAAGAGCATCATTAATAATCTTTGCCCTTATTCTTTCAATCTTTCTTTCAAACTTGGATGTTTTTGGCTTCTTTGATTTTCTTTTAATGTTCTTCTTATGTCTTTTTTGACTCAAGATGCCTCATAGTAATTAGTAGCGTGTTTCTTGCAGACCCCAGTAACAACATAGTTGTCGCCTTCCTTAACCAAGTCATTATACTCGGCGGTTTTGTCGCAATAGAAACATTTTTGTGCCATACTTTATTATATCATATCTAATCTGCACTATAAATGATTGCAAAGTTATTGGTGTATATGACTTTTAGACCATACATGACCATTAAATGATGACCAGAAAAAGCATAGTTGTATATAACTAATGACTTATTTCTTTTAATGTTTTCTATATTGTTATCTAAAAACTCTATCATAACATTATTACTAAAAGGATTAAACATAAACACATGAAGTTTTTTGTCTGGCAGTACATAATCTGATCCAGAGCCATGGATTATCTCTAGCCGATTATCTTTTCTTGCTAGATCAACTAACTCTTTTTGTATTTCTAGTCCCATTACATTCTTATATCCAATATCAGAACCGATCTTTAAAACTTCTCCAAGACCACATCCAATATCTATTAAGGTATCGCAGGCAGAAAACTCTAAGGCTTTCTTTAGGAGTTCTTTTGTCATCTCAGGTTCGCTGGCTTGGTATGCAAACCAATCCCTGTTCTCTGGTATATGTGTTCTTTTTCTAATCTCTGGAAGTTTATCTGGGTACAGGATTTTGATATCTTGCAGGGTAAAAACAAAGTTAAACTTGTCTAACTCATGCTTAACGCAACCAGTCTTACCAATCCAACCATGTATTGTTCCAAGAGTAAACCAGTAGTCTACATCGTCTATACTTGAAAACTTAGTATCATATATATCTACATTATCATAAACAAACTCATCAATGTACCCGCCAATGACACACTCGCTAGTGTCTGATTGGATCAGTATGTTTTTATTTAATGCAAAGCCAAGCCATTCTTCTTTGGTTACATTTAAATCATTACTCAAAATCAACCTGTGATTCAAACATGAGGTCTGTCATGTAGTTGTCTTTACCTCTAGCAACCTCTGCAGCGAGCATACGCATACCCACAGCATTTGTTATAGAGGTATCGACAGGAAGGGCTTCAATAGCCCTTGCAATCTCTTCTCGTAATACCATTTCATCTATACTCATACTTCAATTATACACCTATCCCGCTTGAATGTCAAAAAGGTGATATAATAATCTCATGGTAGCACCAGCAAATAAAAGATTTTCAGGTTCAGGAACAGTAACAGGCTCAGGAAACATTAATGGAAATCCATTACAGTCATGGTCATTTAACTTTACTGCAAACAATCAAGATGCAATATTTGATGGCGTAGTCCTTAGTTGGCAAAATTTTTCAGCCCCTTCTTATATAATGGATCACATGCCTACTGGAGAAAACACAATAATTACAATCTCTGGTTTGACTAACGCAGGTATGGCTTTTAACGGAATGCAATTCCAGGTTATAAATTCAGGTACTTCTTTAATTCCAGGAGTAAACAACTATGGAGAAGTTCCTGGCACAGATCTTTCATTCCCACAGTGGCAAGCAAATTGGGGATTAACAGGAAATAGCATCCTACTTTATGATGGCTTTACAATTAGTTGGAATTCATAATGGCATTACCACCAAATTATCAAGGCGCTTATAACAACGGCGCAGCCTATCCATTAGGAGCCACAGTACTTACAGACGGAAACCCTTACGGCTACGCTGGAGCATACTTTATTAGAATTACCAATGGCGGTAACCCAGGCTATGCACCTTTGTACTCAAACAATTGGGAACTATATCCTATGCCTAAGTCAATTGACGGCGCTGGATCAATTTCTGGTTCGGGCGAAATCGCTTAATACGTTTTTAAAGTTCGGCGAAAATAGAGATACTTAAACAACTCTACGAGTCTTTCGACTCGCTATCTGTTTCTTTATCCCAATAGGCCTTACCAAACTCATCATAGTCATCCCAACCAGCACCATCTAAATCTTTTATCATACCCTCTATATCAAGTTGGTAGTAAGTACCCCACCATGTATGAGGTTTATTAAGATACTTCCACATTCTGGCATGGTATTTATAACGAAATCCTAAGTTACTATCTAAAGACTCATCTAAATCAATAGCCTTAATTAAATGATTACTAGCATAGCCACCAAGAAAATTACCGATCCATCGTAATGGTAGAATTCTAGTCTTCTGAATCGTCTTTGATCTGCTGAGGAACCCATCTGAGTTTTCCATTTACATACATCCTTTCATATCCTAGTGCTTTCCAGTCCATCTGCATAATCTTAGGTTCTTTCATCCCATACTCTCTTTCCACACGACAAAACAAATTACACACTGAATTCCAGGCTCTCTCATATACCATTTATGTTCACAAGGAACATCTGTTGCCTGTGCCAATAGCCTGTCTTTCCAGCCAGCAGGAGGAGGCCACGGTACTCCAAGGGATGCAAGTGAAGCCTTGGTCCATCCACCTCTAGCAGTCTTTAAGGACTCTATCTGTGAAAGGATCTCATTGCGTGTCATTAGTATCCACCAAGACATTCGTTGCGTGTGTGAAACAATCTAATCTTTGTCAATATTTTGCGGGACGGACCAAAAAGATCTTCCTTACAAGTAGAGCAAGTATAAGACCATTCACCGCTAAACCAGTCATGGACATAGCCCTTAGAGTTGGCATATTTTTTAGTTACAAAGGTTTGAAATGGATCAGGAATCTCAAGATTTCTTAGCACACCAAATCCAATCATCTGTCATAGTCTGATGTGTCTCCCAAAACAAGGGATCTTTTTTGTGCATCCCACACTTTACGCATTGCTCAGGTTTCATTCTTCTCGCTTCCAATGTCTATATGATTTAATATATGTGGCTGCATAGGCAAGGGATGCAAAGATAAAACCATATTGTTGGGTAGTTATGGCATAAAACATCCAAAGGCATTCATTGAATAAAAGTACGAACCATCCCCAAATGGTCTTACGACCAACGAAGAAGATGCCTGTGACTCCAATAACAGCGAGCACCCAAGAGGCATAGTCTTTTATAAATAGTTCCATATATACAGTATACCTTAAGTTGAAGGTTTGGTCAAGTCATGGGTCTTTGTATGGTTATATAAGGTTTGGGAGGCCATACTAGACCTAGACTCTATTTCTTTCTTGCAGATAGGGCAAATAACGATTTTTGCCATATATTATTTTAGTTGAGATACGAACTTAGAAGCCATCTTCAAACCCTTAACCAGTCCATCATGGTAGTCTTGGTTCTTGATAACCTTAGCAGTATCCCAAATACGGTAGGATTCTTTGTTTAATAACTCTGAGATCTCTTCGTTTGTCATATATCAAGTATATCAAAATCTGCACGGTATGTCAAGTATAATAGAGTAATGACCCTATTGTACATCCTATACAGCCCATTACACAAGGCTATTAAGATAGGGATATCAGACATATCAGGCAAGAGGTTTGCAAGCCATAGGACCAAGGGTTGGATCTTAATAAAGTATTGGTCATTTTCCGAACGGGATAAAGCGAGAACAGTAGAAACCCTAGTACTAAGAACACTAAGGGCAAAGCATGGTTATTTTCTGGATAAGGCGGATATGCCACAAGGGGGCTATACGGAGACATTTGATGCTAGTAAGATCACTAGACGAGGTTTGATCCGTATGGTCAACAAGGCTATAAAGGAGTCTTGATCCCCTGGCATTTTGGACATTGCTTAGTGGGGTTTGCAGTTTCATAGGATACTTGGAACATACCCCCACAGTCAAAGCATAGGACATCTAACATTAATTTTGCAATAAACTTACCATAGGATGATTCGAATCTATCCATTACTTACAAGCCAGACAGTAGTATGGAACACGAAGATTAGTGTGATGTGTGTAGATGGTTTGAGCACACTTAGAACAGTTTACATGAACCATATCTGGATCTGAAGTAGGCATTGAGAGTTTGAAGTTCTTTGTGTAATATACCTTAGTGGCATACCATGTGATTAGTATTAGAGTTATTGTTATCATAATACTATTCTATCACATTGAGTGGCTTCAGGTGAAGGAATCGGACCTTCATTATCAGTTTCGGAAACTGCTCTACGACCATTATAGGAACTTGAACTACTTAATCAGTGTAGCATAGGTTTTGATGTAAAAAGTTATCCACAATAGTTATTCACAGGCTATTCTATTGTATCAAGATTAACAGGTTGGACATCATCATCCATAGCCCCACATAGGGTACAGGTTACTTGACCATCAAGGTCTAGTTCATAGTTGCATCCATATTTTGTACATGTCATGGTATATACTCGATTGAGGTTAGACAAACCACCTTCGTAATGTTCATATGTGGTTCTTCTCTCATAGCCATTTGCTTGGCTTCTTCTTCAGTTGAGGCAAACATTTCTAGATCGAATGCTCTGTCGTAATCTAACAATGAGATTTTATATATGTTCATACTTCAAGTATACACTGGTTTGGATAGGATGTCAACGAAAGTTATCCACAGATTCTTAGCCTTTACTTAAGGTTTCTTAGCCTTTACTTAATACTTATCCACAGGTTTATCCACAGATTAATCTTACTGATTATTTAATTAGATAGTCTAGAAGTGGAGTGAAGTGGAGGATAGTGGAGCATTGAGCATTTATAGAAGGGCGTCGTAATCTTTGACGGCCAAACCTCCCTATCCCCAAACCTTCAAACCTTCTTACCACATATTCCCGATATTGTCAAACCTTCTTTCCTATAGTAAGGTTTGGGCATTATACATGCAAAACCATGGTTTGTCAAGTCCTTCTTTGCATGAATATGCCCATAAATTTTATATGGATTTTATCCGAATTTGATCAGAAAATAAAAGAAACCTTTATAAAATTATATAAAGGTTTGATAAAGTTTTAGAAATCAGGAGAAAAGGTTTGTCTATGTTTTACTACTAGTGGTTTGATATGTCTTCTCTATCCCCTGGCAAAATCGCCTGGTACGGGGAAAAAATTTAGTCCTTCGTAATCTTATTTTGAGGATCTTGAAAACGTCCATCCCCTGGGCCGTAAACTTTGTTGGCAGAAAAATCGGGGGTAAAGGAAAAGAACCTAGACAAACCTATAGTATGAGTAATAGATACAAAACCATTCCACATGTTATCTGAGAAAGACTGATATTGTTTAGGATATCTTTTTGCATAATCTGCAAAGTGTGATCTTGGACTCATATGATTATTATAACACCGAATACAAAGGTTTGACAAATAAGGTTTGATATGGTATAAGCCATGAATGGGGAAAAGATTTGATGCTACGTAATCTTATTTTGAGAAATATGGTTTGTCCACGATTGGGGAAAAGAAAAGCCTCTTCGTAATATAGTTCTGACAAATATAAGGTTTGAAAGGTTTGTCCGATATGTCCAATTCGACGTCCCATAACCCCAGGCTTTTGTCAAGCCCAGGGATCAAGGATAGTCTTGTTACTCTTCTTTGTCTGGTGTTGAGTTCTTCTTCTTGTTATGAGCAAACACTAAGATAGCGCCAAGGTTCTTATCTGTAAGAACAGAGTCAATTTCTTCCTCAGTAACATTGATTAGTTCTAGAAACATCTTGAATGTTTCTGTAATCATCTCTTCACCGATAGGGGTTAGGTCTTTGATCAAACCTTCTGCCACCATGTACGCCATTGGACAACCTAGGTCGTTGTAGTCCATAAATGCTGAGAAGTCTTCGTCATTACGGAACTCAATCCATAACTGACCAATGACTCCAGTCTTATCTGCAAAATTCATTTATAATTTACCTTTCATCTCTAACATAAGTTTATCATACTCTTCTTGTGCTGTCAAGGCTAAAACATCAAACCTATGAAATACAATCAAAGGTAGATTTCTAACGAGATAGTATCCAACTCGTTCTAGGTCTATGGAGAAATCTTCTGTTAGAAGTTTTGCCAACTGTTCTGCTTTTCTTGATTCTTTATTGTGTTGTGCCGTTCTACGAACTGAATACGCCATAGTCCCTCCTCTATTCCATTATACCGCAAAAGTTAGGGGGAGGCAAGCCCCACGCTTACCTCCACCCTTAGACATAGTCTGACCCTAGATCTATGTCTGCTCAATTAAAACTGGTAGATATGCATCCATAAATTTATCAAATGGTACAGAGACCCTATCAGTAACAGTATTAGTAGTGAAGTCGATGAGGACTGTAGGGTCACCTAGGTCCAGGCCGTCGTTATCAATTGCGAAGATACCAAACCCTGTCTCCTCTAGAACGCTGTCCTGCATAAGATAACTAATGATCATGCGGGTGCCATATGCTGAATCTCCTAGACGCGGCTTGGCATGGTTTAAAGCCATGGCTAGGTCCCGCTGCCACTCAGTCTCGCCCCAATGACTGTATAGTGCAACCATAGGGCCCTGCTCACTGTCTTTGAATACGTAGTTAATCCGTGCTCCCATTACTCTTCTTCCTTCCAAGATACAATTGATAGTTGATTTAATATTTCTCTGCAGAGGTCCTCTTCATTATCTGATTCAGCCTCATATTTAAAATTCATATAGTCGCCTGTTGGTTCAAAGATTACTTCAACTTGATACTCGTTCATAGTTGAATAGTTCTTTCTCCAGTGGTATGAAATACATACTCATCATCATTTGTTTCTAGGTCATCTGTTGGATTTTCGTTCATTGGGTCTCCTTTTTCTATTTGGGTCATTTCTTCAAGTGTAGCACAATTTGGGCATTTTTCCAAATCGGCTTCCTGAAACTTATCTCTGATTATATTATCAGGGTCCTCAAACTCTGCTCCACAGTTCTCACAGTAGAACCAGTTAAAACTAACTCTGACTTGAATGGTCACATTATCTGGGCAAGGTTTATCAGTGATAAAATAACCAAGCCTATTAACAAAGCCCCAACCAGACCAGATATAACTTCCACCGTCGTCTCCGTCCCCATACATCCATATCTTATTAGGTTCTTGCTGCTTTACAAACTCTACCTCATCGCCATAGGTCTCAAACATCTCTCCGTCAAAGGAGGCATTTGTATCTATATGGTTTTTGATTGGCTTATAGATAGCGGCCCACTCATCAAGGTCCATTTCAATAAAGTTACTCACCTAGAATCTCCCTACGGTTTTTAACATCTTCCTTGGCAAAAGCAATAGCATAAGTTAAAGAATATACCTCAGTAAGGGCGTCTAGGTACCCAGTGGCCTCTGTACGAGCCATAGAATCCATAGCCTCACCTGATTCATCTTCAATTGCCTGTGCCTCCGCAAGTTCTTGCTCAGCAATTAGCATGAGGTTTTTTAGTTCCCCGTGCATGATGTCAAGGCCCGTTACTCCAGCATTGACCATGCGTTGCAAATGGGGCGGGAGACCAATATCTTCTGCATTCATTATTCATACCTTTCGTTAGTAGAGTTCATTATATCAGTAGCCACTGACAACAAATGCCTGGTTGCTATAATCTGTCCATTTAAAGATATGTCTTCAATCTCTAATGACTGATAGTCCTTTGAATCCATGTTATATTCAAACTGAGACATTTCCTCTTGAACTAGTTCTGAATCTTGTTCTAAACTAATTAGATGTAACTTCATATACTCTAAAAAGTGTGATGATTTAGTCATTAGGTATACCATATTCCTTCAACATCATAGAAAAGTATTTATCACGCTTTTCATTGTCCCACCCTTTTTCCATGGCGGTAGTTGAAACTGCTTCTTTTATTTGAGTTATCAACATAACCATTTGTATAGCATTCATTAGTCAAAGTACCCTTCTGCCCATAGTCCTTGCAAGAAACTAGATACTTCATCTAGCCCCTTAGCAATACCTGAATTACCCAATTGCTCAGAAGCAATGTTTACATTAGCAATCATCATATTTAAATCAGATAGTTCATAACCTAGCATTATTA